TGCACGGAGATCGGCGAGGCCGCCACGGTCGCCCTGTCGAAACGCAGCGCCGGACTGCAGGGCAAGAGCGGCACCACCTACGCGGACCCCGGCTACCAGCCGGACAAGAAGCAGCGGTATGAGCTGGACACCAAAGCTCACGTCAGGGCCGCCTGGTCGTTCATCAGCCAGGCGAGCAACGCCAAGCTGTACACCCCCGCGCAGCTCAAGCGGATCAAGGGCCGGATCAAGGCCGCAGCCGGGAAGTTCGGCATCACGATCGCGACGGAAGGCTGGACGATCGACCCGGCTCTCCAGCTCACTGAGGCCGTGACCGAGTTCTACGGCGGTGACCCGGAAACCGCGGGCTCCTACACCCTCACCGCCTCCAACGGGCCGACCACGGTCACCGTGTGCTCCTACGGCCTTGACCCCGCCGACCTCGCCGTGATCCTGCAGAAGGCCTGCGATGGTGCCGGAAGCGCGCTGGCGTCCCTGGACCCGGACATGGACGGCGACATTGACGTGCCCGGTGCGGACGCTGAGGACACCGACGGTGACATGAACGGTGACGGGATCGATGACCTCGCCACCCGGCTCGCCGCCGCATTCAAGGGCGAGTCCGGCGAGGATCCGAAGACGGTTCTCGCCGAGGCCTTCGCCAATCCCCCCGCGGCCGAGGCCGCACCCGCTGAACCCCCGGCGCCGGACGCCGGACCGCACACAGAAACGGAGGATCCCGCCATGGGCGAGACCACCACGCAGGAGGCGGTCGTGCAGGCCCCGGCCGCCGCACCCGCTGTCAGTGTCCCCGAGGATCTGGTCGCCAGGTACCAGAAGAAGCTGGCGAAGAAGGAAGCGAAGAAGCGGCTCGCCGCGGCCAAGCCGGCCGAGTCCGCCCCGGCCGCACCCGTCGCCGAGACCACCACCGAGACCGCCGATGAGCGGATCGCCCGCCTCGTTGAGGAGAAGGTCACCGCGAAGCTCGCGGAGACGGCCGTCACCGAGACCGAGGACCAGCGCATCGAGCGGCTCGTCAGCGAACGGCTCGTGGCGGAGAAGCAGGGCGCTGTCGCTGGCGGTGGCGGCCCGGGACGCAAGGGCCTGGTCACCGAGCACACGGCTGCCCGCACGGGCGGTGAGATCCCCGAGGGCTACCCGATGAAAGACGGCGTGATGAAGCCGATGGAGCAGTGGACCGAGGATGAGCGCCGCGTCGCCGGCGCGGTCCTGCAGCAGCACGTCCTCGGCGACCGCGCCGTCTACTGACGGCCCCGGCCCGGTGACGGGCCGCCCCTAGCTGTACTGACCGCCAGCCTTCCGGGCTGGTGCCGCTGGTGACGGCGGACGGCAGAAATGGTCGGTCGACCCCTGGCCCCGTGCCTGACGCGCGGGGCCTTTCGCATGCCCAGACCACATTTCCCCAGCCCGGAAGGCACAGCCATGCCTAGTGAACTGAGGGAGGCGCTGACCGCCGCTGGCGCGTCCGCCCTCATCCCCAAGATCATCGACCCGCAGCTCCTGGAGTACATGCGGCGCTTCTCACCCATGGTGCGGGCGATCCCCATGACCAAATGGGACGCGGACGTCTATTACTTCAACCAGCGCACCACCCTCGCGACCGGCGGGTTCGTGTCCGACGGCGGCGCAGTCCCCGTCTCCACCAGCACGTACGTGCAGAACAACTTCCAGATGAAGCACCTGCAGGTCGTCGGCGCGGTCACCGGCTACGCGCAGCAGGTCACCCGGCAGGTCATCGACGACCTGAGGCAGACTGAAATCGAGGGGGCCATTCAGGGTCTCCTGTGGGACATCGAAACCGGCATCGACTGGGGCAACTCCGCGTCCACGATCAACGGCGCCCGCCCCCAGTTCGACGGCTTGGACACCCTGGTGTCCACCTTCTCCGGGGCGACGCAGAACGCGCAGGACAAGGGCGGCAACACGCTCACCACGGCCATGTTCGATGAGGTCATCGACATGGTGCAGCAGAACGTGGCCATGCCGATCCTCGGCTCCAACTGGATGTTCGTCGCATCGTCCACCGCGCAGAGCAAGATCTCGCAGTTGCTGCAGAACCAGCAGCGGTTCAACGACAAGGTGGAGGTCGCGCCGGGTCTCATGGTCGACTCGTACCGCAACATCCCGATCGTGCTGACGTCGTTCCTGTCGCCGCGGTCCTACCAGATGGGCACCGTGACCCCCGGCACCTCCAGCGCCGGGACGTGGGGCGGCTCGTACACGCTGAACGCCACCTACCGGTACGTCATCAGCCCGGTCATCGCCCGCCAGGGTGAGATCCTGCCGGCCGTTGAGGTTTCGCAGGCGGTCACGACCGGCAACGCGCTGACTCTGACGTTCTCGACGCCGAGCGGCTCGGACGGCGGCCAGCCGATCTCCTACAAGGTCTACCGGACCGCAGCCGGCGGCGCGGCAGGCTCGGAGACGTTCCTCGGCTACGTCGATGGCACGGTCGGTCTCGCGGCTGACATGGTGACCCCGATCCTGACGACCGGGATCGCGGACACCGGCACAGCCCTGGTTCCCTACAACGGGTCCACGGTGCCCGGCACCCTGCCGACGGCGTACTACGGCACCAACACCGGCCTGTATCCGCTCGCGGCGGGCCTGGAGAACATCTACCTGATCTCCAGGGACCGGAACTTCGTGATCCGCCCGTACGTGCGTGAGTGCACTCCGCTCGATGTCTACCCGACCACGAGCAGCCCGGATACACTTCCTTTCGCTCTAGTCGATGACACCTGCCTGGCTGTCCGGGGCCCGAAGTACCTTGGCAGGCTGGCCCGGGTCGCGACTAGCGTCTGACCTGCGGTTTTAGCGGTTCCGGGTGTCCCTCGCAGTGGCTACTCCGCATTGCGAGGGACACCTCATTCCCCCTGAAGGAGGCCGCTGATGTGGCTCAGCAAGCACGAGGTCGGCGGCGGCTGCGCGGTCGGCCCGCATGAGTGGAAGAACGACGGCGACGTGACAGAGGTCCCCGACGACCTCGGTAACGACCTGCTGCGCCTCGGCGGGTACCAGGTCGCGGAAGCACCAAAACCAGCCAGCAAGGGGCGCGGCAAGGCGGTCAGCGACGAGGGAGACGGCAAGAAGGACGACGTGAGCAGCTAGTCCTGCGGGTAGTCCGGGTGGTCGCTGTAGACGGCGGCATCGGTGGTCAGTACTTCCTCTAGCGCCTCGCGCTTAGCGAACTCGAACTCGGTTTCATCGATGTGGGTGAAGTTCACCGCGAATGTCTCCCACATGCGGATGTGTGCCCGCTTGGCCTCGACCTCGCGGAGCACGCGGGCCGGGTAGCCGCAGTCGCACGGGAACTCAATCCGGCCATGAGTGGGCAGTGATTCGCAGGTCCGGGCATGGATCTCGCACCGGTCGCGATCGTCCTCGTCTAGCCGGGCAGCAATAAAGCCGGCAAGATCCGTCATGCAGCAATCTCCTTCAAGACGGCCTGCACTGTCGACAGGTTACGGCTGACTTCCTTCGCGATCTTGCGGTGCGACAAGCCGTCCCGGCGTAGGGCGACAATTGCCGCCCGCTCGTCGGCCGCTGTCGTCACGCCGCTAGCCTTCCACACCTGGCCGGGGGTGAGCCGTGGCCGACAGTGTGACACCTCTCTGCTCGGCCGCTCAGTTCACCGAAGGCGCGTTCGGTGACCTCGTGAAGGACTACAGCACTCAGGCTCTCAGCGACCTTCTGGTGGAGGCCACCCGGGAGTGCGAGTCGGAGACCGGCCGCCGCCTGGCTCCGTTCACGGGCCTGACGGAAACACACCGCGCCTCAGCCGTGGACCCCGACGAGTACACCGACTCAACGAACGTCCCCATGGACATTTACGGGACGCTCGGCCAGTCCTATGCCGCCAGCCTGGCCGTGACCAGCCTGGTGCGGCATTGCTGGCTGAACGAGTACGCGGTCCGCTACCCGGACCTGTGGCAGTACACCAGCGTCGACCAGCTCACGATCGTCCGGTCGTTCGGCGGGACCGAGAACCTGTCATCGTTCCAGTACCAGGGCCCCGAACTCGACTCGGGGCATGTGTGGTTCAACCTGGGCATGTTCATCCCGATCGGCTCCCTGATCCGGGTCACCTACTCGGGTGGCTACACCATCGCGACCCCGGCGGATCTGGTGCGCGCCAACAAGCTGATGGCGGCGTGGCTGGTGGTGCGGGAACTGGACCCGGAAGCCACCAACCACGACCCGGACCAGCTGCACACCGACGCGCTGATGATCTTGAGCAACTACGACCGGGCCTGACCGTGGCGACCGGCTGGAAACCACGCAAGTCAGCCCGGCGCCGGACTCACTCGTCGCGGGTGTGGGCGCACCGGGGCAGCAGGTCCAGCACAACGTTCATGGCGCACCGGGGCCGCAGCCAGTCAGTGTTCAGCGCGCACGGCTCCCGCGCCCTGACACCGATCACCGCGGCGTCCCTGGCCCGCGCCTCGGTAGCCGCGGCCAAGACGACGGCCAGCAGCAGCTACAAGATGTCCGCGGCGTCGAAAGCGAAACTGCGCGCCGAACTCCGCGCGGACGTCAAGGCGAAGATCGACAAGAAACTCAAGGGCAAGCACTACAAGGCCAGGCACTACAAGATGTCCGCGGCGTCCAAGGCGAAGATCCGCGCGGAGGTCAAGGCAGACATCAGCAGGAAGCTCAAGGGTCACCACCTGTCGGCCGCAGCGAGAGCGAGCATCCGGGCGAAGATCCGGGCGGACATGAAGAAGAAGTACGGCTACTACTGACCGGGCTCCCGGTGGCGGCGTTTCCACCGCCACACCTCAAGCCGGCTCATCGGATACCAGCCGCCTGCGCGTATCAGGCTGACAGGGCAGCGCTTCCAGAGGGCACTGCAGCCACCGCATCGCCAGATACTCCCGATGGGCCCCTTAGCAGTCCACGTCTCGCACATGTGGCGCTCTGGCGCGGCGTAAGCAGTGCTGCCGCTCTCGTTGTCGTTCACGCAGCCAAGAATGCCAGCGTGAGGCGGTGACCCGTGGCCTACACCGGCATCAGCACCGTAGAGACCCGCGAAGCGGCCTGGCTGTGCGTCTCAACGGACTCGCTTCCGTCGCTGCTGACCGCCAGCGGCGGCCCGTGGGACGTGATCCAGGCCTTCTGGACGAGGACCCCGGCGACGCAGAAGACGCAGGTCTACGTCATGTCACTGGACCTCCAGGACGTCCGGTCGGCGAACATCCGGATCATGCCGCACTACGAGATCACCCTCGAACTGCACTGGCCGGTCCGGCAAACGTCCAGCCCGGTCGCGGAGCAGGAACAGCAGGCGTTCAGGAACGCTATCGACCTGCTGATCCAGCGGATCAGGGGCCCGCTCGGGGATAAGACGCACGGCGGGTTCCTGTCCGTCGGCGAGGATCCGCGCTCCCCGGGCGTGCGTGTGGTGATCGAGCCGCCGTGGACGACGATCCCGGCCGGCAAG